CTAAATAGTACGTTTGCACCTCTTGGGCCAAAAATACCTTGGGCTAATGGGTTTGCCTGTCCACTGCTAAAAATATTACCTGCTGCTTCAATAGGTTGTAATGCACTGCTTTTTAAACCTTCTAAAAATGATTTACCGTACCCCATTGATGAGCCTTGTGAAAAAGCTTTTGATGCTCCCCCTGCTACAGCTTGACCTGCATACGCCATAGCCGCGCTTCTAAAAGCATCGGACATTGAACCACCTTGCATCTTAGTCATTAAAGCAGAAGCTATCGGACCACCTATGCCCGGAGCAATCATATTACCAACTATTGGTACAATAACTGGTGCTACTTTTTTAAATACTTTTTTAATAGATCTAAATGCTTTTTTAAAGAAAAATTCTGGTTGTCCTGTAATAGGATTTATAGAGTTTAACCCATTACCAACAACATATCTATCTGGGTCCTTAATACCCATCATTTTCATTTGACTAAATAATTGACTTTTTAATTCTGGATTAGCTTCAAGTATTTCTGCTGGTATAACAGTTTCACCTTCAGCGGCGTGTACCATGTAAGTATCTCCATATCTTCCTAAGGTTGCTAAACCAGAAGCAAGAGACTCTACGGTAGGTTCTCCTGAATACTTAGCTACTTGTTGATCCATTATGATACCTCCAAAATACTTACAAATGTGTTAATAACATCTGCTGTTGCACAATTTAATATGAGCGTATCACTTTCTTCCAAAACAAACGGAGCAGTGAGGGACGTTTCTCCAGCGGCAGACATCGTAGTTTTATCTATGATGGCTGTTGTAGATGCAGAGCTATCTCTTATACTTACAATAACATCTACATTACCACTATGATTATTATACAAATTTACATTTTTTACAATAGCTTGTGTTGCTGTAGGACACGTATATATTGTGGTATCTGATGTACTACTAGGTATTATTGCTACATTTTTAAAAGAATTTGCCATATCTAACTCATAAACCAGGTTATTGCTCTAGATCCATCTAAACTTTCTATTTCTTGTGGAAAGTCTTTTTTACTTAAAGCCATTTCAATATCTCTTAATATTCTTTGAAAAGTTATTGCATCATAATCGTCTGGAGCGTCTGCAAAACTTTGTTCTAATAATCTAGCCATTACCTTCTACCATCCTTTCTAATATCTAATCGTAAATCACCTAATGTCCAAGCAACATCTGCTGTATTACTTTCTATTCTAACTACCGCTTGTCTTGAACGTGCTCTTAAAAAAGATTGGTCTGTACTAGGTGTAACTGTATTAGTAGAGTTTGTTGTTAAATCTTGTCCTGGAAAATTTCTTGTTTTAAAAATATATTGAATAGAAGAAGTAGCACTGTTTAAAGAAACATCAGGTATTAAACGATTAACAAACATAAATTCATTACCATCTCCTAAATCAAAATCAGAAGACTCTATAAAACTATCCATAGGAGAACCGTCATCATTATTACCTGTTTCATGTACATAAATAAACTGTGTATTGTTTACAGTACTAGACCCTCTTGGGTTATCGTAAATACCTCTATCTACCCAAGCAGTTCTTGAAATATTACCTATATCCCAAGTTCCTTCTGTATAATTATATTTTACATATCTATCTATTTCTGTTGATTCGCTAGATACATAAAACCAAAAAACTTCATCAAACATTTTATTTGATGCGGCAAAAAATTTAAAACTCTGACTAAGGTTTAAATCATCAAACACGTATCGTAAAACCGTACACGGAATAACTTGTAGTTTTCCTGTATATACATAGAAGTTTTCTCTATCCATCCAAAAAATTCTATCTCCAACAGAAGTTACTGCATTAGGGCCTACAATAGAAACGTTACTAGCTAGTAATGTAAAACTAAATGTAAATGGTGGTCCTACAAAACGCATAGAATGTAAATTGGTATCTGTAAAAATTAATATTTCTGCCCTGCCTTTTTGAGCAGTAATAATTTCTGATCCTGATGATATTCTTTGTCCACCTGCGGTATTAGTTGCAGTAGGTGTCCAGTCTACAGGGTTTTCTTGATCAGACCATCGTACTTGTAATAAATCTTGTTCTGTTTCTCCTTTTGGATTACATGCAAAAGCTATAACATGTCTATCAGATCCTGATATCATTACTTGTCTAGTAATAGTAGGGCAGTCAGAAGCACCTGATTGTGCTGCTAAACTAGAAGCTCTAGAAGAAGTACCTAATGTTTTGTCCCAGTAATAAGGAGTTCCGTCAAACACATTAAATATTAAATCTTCTCCCCAATTATCTTGTTCCCATAAACGAATATTTTGTCCTGTAGAAGCAGTAGTTAAAGCACCTGCTCCCCAACCAATAAAACTGTTTGCTTCTTTTACAGAATCTCCACTGCTATGTGCTACAGCAGTTGTACCTCTAACTCCTCTTACTACACCTGCATCAATAGTATTTGTAGATTTTCCTGTATATAATATTAACTCATCGTTTATTAACATTAAACCTACAAAAGTAACAGAATCTCCACTGGTATGTGCTGCAATAGTAGACCCATCAGAAGCTCTTGTTAAACTTCCTAAAACATTTCCTGTTTTTGTACCGTATCTAATATATTCACTATTTATTTTTACTGTTCCTATGTTTGGTAAAGAAGAAGCATCGACTACAGTTATACTTGTACTATATACATCTAATGCTCCGTTTGTGGTTGTAGCGGCAGTTTCAAAATTAGTTGCACTGGTTAAAGGTATAGAAGTAACAGAGTTGTTTATACCTGAAGATAAAGTAGTGGCAGAATAACTTGATATAACTCCACTCCAAAAACCTGCTCCCCAACCTGTTCCAGAAACAACAGTTCCCAGACCTGTATTAATTTGATATTGAGCTAAAACAGAAGATCCTCCACCTGCAGTAGAACCAGAAGATGCACTTCCTGTTGTAGTTATTACATAAGAATTTGAATCTATAATTTGTATTATTTGATGTTCTATATTAATTTGTGCGGCGGTAATTCCATCAACAGCAGTTGCTCCACTGTATGTTACATAATCATTTAATACAGCTCCATGACTTAAATGGGTAACAGTTAAATTACTTGTTCCCGCATCACCAGTATAAAAAGGATTAGCTCCTAAAGTAACAGTAGATCGAATAGGAGTAATATCGTTATAACCTCCACCTTGTTCTATATAAAACTTAGCTTCAGTTCCTACACCCATAAATTTTGAGCCATCTAAAGCTGCCCAAGTATGTAATGATCTAGCAATTCCATCATAAGTATTACTACTTAATCTAGACCAACCTCCTAATTTTTCAGGACGTCCTTTTCTAAATCGTATTAAATTGGAATCAAACCATCCAAATTCATTGGCATATGATGTTGTTTCTTTATTTACCCCAGGTTTAAAAGGTATTTTTTTTAACGGCACTTTTATCCCCTTTTCTTTGGTCTACCCCTTTTTTTAGGTTTACAACCACATAATTTACCAAATAATCTTTGTTTAATTTTATCGTATATACGTTTCAACTGTGCTATCATCTGTCCACCTATTTATTCTATTGACTTCGGTAATTTCACCATCACTGTCTACAGTGTCTGCATACAATGCTTTAAAAGCAGACATGTTTGATGCTCCATCAATAGCAGTTATTATTGCAGCACAATCAGTTCTAATAGCTGCACAATACGTTGTTACTGCTGAAGGAATTGTAGCACTACTATCCATAGTTACTCTTTGTACTAACCAACCAAAACTTTTAATTAAGCCATGTGCTGTTGTTTTAGCTTGATTCTTGGCTATTGTTTTTAAACCATAATTAATTACTTGATTGCCATCTGCATCTAATAGGTTATTTCCATCTTCGTCAACAGCATTAGAATCTGCTAATGCTTTATCTGTAGTAGTGTAAGCAGTAGTTACTTTTTTACCAGAAGCACTATAAGTGTAAGTAGGATTAGAAGTTACTTCAAACCTATCATCACCTTTTGTTCCTGCTTCTACTGTATAAATACCTATGGCATTAAGTTCTGCCCATGACCAAGCTGTAAATATTCTTCGAGAATGTCTTACATCATCTATAACCATATCTTTGGGTCTAGCGATTATCTCCTCTATTTTATTATCCTTTATATAAGCCCACATATTATTCTCCTTTAGAATGTGTTATTGTACTTAAATGGCACGTCACTCCATGCCATGTAGACATATTCAGTTCCATTAGCATTAATTTTACCATCAGTATTTCTCATTTTCACCCCATTACTAACAAAGTCTAAATTCACGTTTCCAGGGTCAAATTCTGCATCATTAGTATCCCATAATAAAACTTTTTCTCCCACTGCGTTAAAAGTTTCTCTTTTAGAATCTATTACTATCCAATTATCAGTTCCTATTTTTTTCGTTACAAATAATCTGGGTCTGAATCCTGTGTATATAAATGTTCCATCTGCATTACCATTTCCAGTATAGCTTGAAAACTTACTGTAGCCTTCAACATTATGCCACGCATATGCAACATAAGTTCCACTACTTTGATTTACTCTACCTTCAGTACCTAAAGATATAAGAGAGGTAGTAGGTTCTGTATCATTCCAAAAAGCACTATCAGTACCAGCAGTAGCATTACTATTTAAAGCAAGATATTTTGTAGCTCCTAAAGCACTATGATAAACTCCCCAAGTTTGATTAGAACTTCTTCTTTTAGTAAATATTAAATCTGGTTTAGCTGATAGTCCATGTCCTATAGTTGCATTACTTCCTGTTCCTGTATAGGTTATAATCGAAAAGCCACTTTTTGTGTTTGCTTGTACTGTAGAAGTTATTGAACCACTACTATTACTAGCTGTTGTTCCTCCTGCACACTTCCAACACCATGCAACTATTGGGTCATTATTTATATTTGAACCAGAATTATATACACTACCTACTGTAAAACCATCTGTATCAAACGAAACTAAATCTTGAGTTGAAGTAGCAGTATCTTCATCTCTATCACTATCAGAAAATACAATTTTTGCTCTACCTCTTGAACTATCAAACATAGCATTAGAATACAAGTTAGTACTACCTCTTGATTTAATCCATACCATATCTGGTTGAAAACCTACTCCAGTTACAGCATTACTAGTGCTAGCATCTCCAGTATAAGTAACTACATTAAATTGTTTACCAGGATAATCGGTTGAAGTCTGTGCTGGGTCTATGTCATCTGATAAAACCATATTCCCAGAACAAGTTGCTAAAAATCCTGTAGGAACAGAGTATTTGAAGTCCCCAAAGCCATTATCATCTGCATTACCACCTGCTGTTTCTTGTCCTCCAAATGTAGAATCTTGTCCAAAATTAAAAGTTATAGTATGTGTGTGAGTACCATTCCATGCTCCCCAATGTATACTTCCCATATTTTCAAACATAGTAGCAGAACCTTGAAATACAAAACCAGTTCCATTAGCAGGGTCTCCAGAGTTTCTCCATGTACCATTAACACCAACCCACCATTTATACGTTGCAGGGTCATAAGCCATCATAATAATATTACCTACTAATACAGTTCCTCCTATATTTGCTATACTTACAGCTGTATTAGTACTACCTTTATAATGATATACCTTTCCAGATTGATAATTCTCTTGAAAAGATACTACATCAAAATATTCATCTTCATCTGTAGCACCTCTAAATCCTATTGTTCCTCCATTAACATTAAAAGCATCTACTCTAACCTCACAATAAGATTTAAAATTTAAACCTATAGTAGAAGTGTAACCATCATCACTACCTGAAGCATAAGTTAAATTACCATTACTAAATGTACCTGTAGAATATTTTACTAAAGGATTTAAGGTTGCAAAATTTCCACTACTTGCCATATCTATTTAACTCCCAAATGTTGGACTATCAAGCACCTGATGGTCTGCACCCATGTTAGTTACTGAATAATCATTATTGTTTCCTGAGCTATCATTCCCAAGGTCACTTGCATTTTCAAATTTAAAATATACTCCATTCGTACCAAAGGTTAAACCACTTGGGTCTTTTGGAATCCACACACCATTTTTACTTTCACCAAATGAATCTGGTCCATATGCTGTTCCATCTATTAATACAAAATCTGCAACATATCCTGCAAAATCTGTTGTATTAGAACCATATCCTAATACTCCTAGTTCTTGTTCTACACCAGATTGATTAACTGCTGTTTCAGTATTTTGACTAGGTATAGTATTAGAAGAAAAACTAGTTATTTGAGTACCATTAACATACATTTTAGCTCTATCTCCTGATGATGCTTGTGTAGTATCAATAGTAAATACATAATGACCCCAACCACTTAAATCTCTAACTTTAGCATTAGGAATCAATTCAAACCCATTACCTGCAAATTGAAAATTATCAGTATTATTTATTCTTATATGAAAATAATTACCACTTCCTGCATCAGCACCAAATGGAACCATGTGATTTCCTGAATTATCATTATGAGTTTTTTTATACCAAAAACTTACAGTCCAAGTTCTTCTATTACCTGAACTACTAGGAGTTCTTGCTATTTTATCTCCTGCATCTTCTTCAAATCTAACTGACTGTTCTATTTGATGTGAATAAAAACCACCACTTCCAACTCCTGGATTTTGAAAAAATTCACCTTTTATTGGCATTAGTTATTTCTCCTATGCAAACGCAAGTTGAGGTG